TGGTAGAATTCGGCTGTGTTTCCGCCCTTTACCGTTTGCGTGGGCATTTTTTCTTGCAAGAAAGCATTAAACTGAACAGTACACCATTTCTTTTTCAGCATATCTAAAGACAAAATAGTGTCCTCGTTATACCGCCCACGCCATCGAAAAGGCACATCGTTCCTGATAAAGTTACACGAATATATGCGTGTATTTGTAATGAATGGAGGAATCTTCACCCTAGACGGAGCAAACATACAATAATTTGGCCCAGCCATAGACACATTTTCATATCGCAAACAGAAATCTTCCATTGCTCGAAACATAGCGCCGTTGGTGACTTTAACCTTTTCATTTTTGTTTAGACGCCGAAAACTACGGATATTGTCGTCCATCACCCAATGCCAGCTATGGCCGTTTGACATTGAGTGATCCCACGCAAAATTCCTAGCTGGCCCCGGCCCGGTTGATTTCGTTAAGCCGTGATTGTCGCAAAGCTCATATTTTTCCTTATACGACAAATCTAATTCCACCGCCGTAGCCAATAGATTCATTGTTTTTATGGATTTTCGGTAATCGTCTATCTGGCTCGGCTCGACTACAACATTATGTTTCACGCCCATATAAGTCAGATATTTCGAGGTGATCATATAATCAGATCGCCCCTTGCTGGGGATATATAAGGGGAAATCAGCCATACCTCTTTGATTCCGTGTCCTTATTTTCCTGTTCTGGAAACCATATTGAATTTGTTTTATCTGTATGGCTCTGGCCTATAATACTGAAGAATTCCGCCACATCGTCATTATTTTCAAAATGTACGATGACGTGTCTGAAGGAAGTTTTGTCGCCCTGATCGAATTCAGGCATTCCTTTCCATTCTTCTTCCGTATCGGTTTCACCTTCCTCGGAAGGCAAAAACAAATTAACAAGAGCACCTTCACCAAACCCGATCAGGCTCAGATCGAAGCCCTCGCCGTCTAGGTCTTTCATTTCCACCGCCAGCAAATCCATATCCCACTCGGCATTCTGGGGTAGCTGATTGTCCGCCAGGACATAGGCTTGTTTTTGCGCCTGGCTCCAACCAGTCGCCGTCATGGTTGGGATTTCCTCGATGCCCAGCTTCCGCGCCGCTAGAACACGGCCATGCCCTGCGATGATCTCACCGTCCTCATCCACCAACACCGGGGTTGTCCACCCCCACTCCTTAATCGACGCTGCGATCTGCGCCACCTGCTCATCCGAATGCGTCCGAGCATTTCGCGCATACGGGATCAGCGCGTCCACTTTGCGCCGTTCGATTTTGTCCGCTGGCCAATCTTTCATTTTGCTTTCCATGTTTATGTAAAAACCCCTCGCCCGCAGTTGTACCCCCAAACCCCCACCCTAAAGGGTGGGGGGGTTTTTGGGGTACACGTTTCTGCGGTTTTTTGCCCCTCGTACCCCAAAAACCCTTTTAGTACCCTAGGGGTTTTTAGGGTTGCCCACTTAGGTTGTTCAAGCATTTCGTGAAACAACCATTGCAGATGCCCAGACGTTATCTACCACCACCCAACCGAAGAGATGTTTTTCGATGATATTCGACATAATCAACGCCCCGATTAGCTTGTTTTCATATGACGGATTGAGCATGTTTTGAATCGTCCGGTCAGCCATGCCGTCGCCTTCTAGTTTCCGCGCCAGTGCCGCGCGCGACAGATAGGGCGAGCCTTCCTGAACCTCGGCGCCAGCCGCCCACCAAGCGTTCTCAAAAAGCTTTCGATGCTTTTGGATAGGGCTATCCTTCTTGGCCTTCACAGGTTCCTGTCCAGCCACCAGAACCGCTGAACTGACTTGATCGCCGTCCTCATCCAGCCAGCCCTTGATAGGCACCGACTGCAATTCCGCAAACACCGGCTTGGCCTCCTCCGCATCCTTAGATTTGCGCTGCACAATCTCAATGATATCGCCGGGGACCACGCTGATCTCAATATCCAAAGCCCCCCGCCACGCTGACGATCCCCGTGCACGATGCTGTGCTTCCACCGAAACGCCGGTATGGTGAACCAACACCACGCTGCAATCAAACTCATGTATCATCGCCCCGCAAGCATCCAGCATGGATTTGGCGTCTGCCGCGCTGTTTTCATCGCCGTCAAGAAACCTGTGCAGGGTATCAACCACGATGATTTCCGGCATATTAGGCAGCGCCCTGACGGCATCCACCGTCTTTTGATAGCCTTGCGGGGTGTTTAAGTCCAAACCATGCCGCGAGAGCCACATATCGAGGGCCGTCACGCCCTTGTGCTGCTTCCAGGCCGCTACTCTGCCTCGAAGGCCGTGATGACCCTCACCGGCCAGATATACGACCGTTCCATGCCTGACCTTATTTCCGAACCAATCAGGGACTGCGCCCTTGCTGGCAACCGCTAGGACCATATCAAGAACCAGAAAGGTCTTGCCGCCTCCAGACGGACCGTGAACCATTATGAGCGCTTGGCTTTGCAGCCAGTGTTTGACCTGCCAGCGGAGCGGGGCGGGCTGTTCGGAGAAACTATCTGCTGGGACGAGCCAGTCGTCGGATGGCGGGAACAATAGGCCAAGCAAATCTTCACCGGCCTTTTGATAATCGTTCGCGTCTCCCTCAATGGGCGGCATGACGATACGACCGCCGTATTTAGCGCTGGCCTCGTCGGCCTTGTTGCGACCGACTCCGGATTCATCATTATCTGCCACAATCACGATTTCCTGAGTCTGGCCGTGCGCCTCGCGCAATTGGCCGACAATTAGGGGCAAATTGTTCGCACTATAGGCAACCACGCAGGGCCGACCGGATACCTCATGGATGGTCGCGGCTGTTGCGTAGCCCTCGGCCACGAATATCGGGCCGGGCGTTATTTCGCCCAGCGTCCAAGAACATGATTTAGTCGTGCCGCCTGGGTGATAGCGCTTTTCCGTTTCGGAGATATATTGCAATGACGACAGCGTGCCGCCTTCTGCGAAAAGAGGCACAATCAGCCGACCATCGCCGGTCAGGCGTGCGCCGTGCGGCTCGATACCCTTCTTTTTCAGGTAAGGGTGGTCGGGGCTGGCCGCGATGGCATCCCGCCAGATTGTCTCAACTGTGCTGGCGGCAACCTCTGCCTTTTTGGCCCGCGCCCTTTCGCGTTCGTCTCTGGCCTCCGATTGGCGGCGCACAATTGCCATACTCTCAGCGGGTGAAAGATCGCGACCAATATCGGCCTTGAACACACAATCGATCTGATCGCGCCAGCATCCAAATCGACCGGCCACCGGCTCATCTGGGAAAATTACATACCAGCCGGAATCATCACGCTTGCGGCCTTTGGTTGAAAATCTGTGTAATTGGCCGTCAATTTCTAATTTTGGAGGCGGGTCGATGCCCGCAGATCGCATGGCGTCGGCTAATTGCAACTCAGGCGGATCGACCTGTTTGCTGGATGGAATAAACGGCCCGCCGAAGATGTCATTGACATCACCCATCTACTTTCAACTCCCCATCGCTCAAGCGTTCCATTTGAAACTGGCGGAGTTTAGGCGGGCTCTCGCCCCAGCGATAGGTGCCGTGCGGCCAAATCCCCAGCGCCTCGGCCATTTTCTTCCTGCCCCCAAAATAAGTGATCGCCTCATCGGTTGTCATAATTCGCCTCCTGTTGAATTAGTTGTTTACACCTACCTTTAATGATGTATTATGTCCAGACAAATCGCCACCGGATAATCCGACCGCGATTAAAGAAAGGAAAATTTGATATGTGCGTGATCAACGAATTTCAAGTAATTAACGAAACAGCCAGGGCGGTTCTGCTCTCCATCCCCCGTGGCTACTGTGGTTTTCAACAGCGCGAAGTTTGGGTGCCAAAATCCCAGATCACGACGCGCAAAAATACCAACCCATGCTTCGCGGACGACAAAGTGATCCCTGTGTGGCTTGCCCGCAAACTCGACCTTGTTAATTAGGCAAAAAGGAGACCGAGACATGAATATCGAAATTCATCTCACCTGCCGGGAGTGCGACGGTCACGGCTCAATCGAGACGCGGACGTCGGTTGATTCTTACAGCGAGCGTGAGTGTTTGGAATGCGACGGCGAAGGCAAAGAATCAATCGTCGAAACCTACGACAGCATCGCAGACGCGCAGGATGATTATCCGGCAGCGTCTGGATTCACTTATTTGTAAGGGAGAAAAGAAAATGGCAATCAATTTACAATCGACCAACAGCGTTCACAACTCTGGCATCAAGATGCTGGTCTACGGCGCGGCGGGGACAGGCAAGACCTCGCTCATTCCGACTATGCCCAAGCCGGTAATCCTGTCGGCAGAGGGCGGGCTGCTCTCAATTTCGGATCACAACATTCCTTTTATTGAGATCAAAAGCATGGAAACGCTGCGCGAGGCTTACGCTTGGCTGACCGACAGCGAGGAGGCGAAGCAGTTCGAAAGCGTGGCAATCGATAGCATCAGCGAGATCGCGGAGGTCTGTCTGGGCCACGAGAAGAAAGTAAACAAAGACCCCCGCGCTGCATATGGCGAGATGCAGACGACGATGGCCGAGGTCATTCGGGCGTTCCGCGATCTGCCGAAGCACGTCCTGATGACGGCCAAGCTGGAAAAGTCGCAGGACGAAACGGGGCGGATGCTCTACAGCCCATCCATGCCGGGAAACAAGACGGGTCAAAGCCTGCCCTATTTCTTTGACTTGATGCTGGCCCTGCGGGTCGAGAGGGACGCAGAGGGCGCATCGCAGCGCGGCCTGATGTGCGACGGCGATGGTCTCTGGCAAGCCAAGGACCGCAGCGGAAAGCTGGATCAATGGGAAGGTGCCGACCTCGGCGCGATCATCGCCAAGCTGGGGGGAAAGTGATGAACCTAGACCTATCAACAGCGGCGGGCGAATGGCTGACCGCAAAGGCTGCTGAACAGGAGGCGACATCTAGACGCCGCGATCTGGAGGACCATTTGCTTTCCCTTATCGGCATTGCCGAAAACATGGAGGGCGTCGAAAACATTGAAACGGACGGCGGTTACAAGATCAAAATAACGGGGCGCATGAGCC